ATACTGCTCTTCCAAGTGGCACATCATAGTAAACTTTTTTAAATGTAGATCCTGCAAGTGGTAAATGAAATAACATAGAATCAAACTCTGCTTCATACTCTTGCATTTGATCCATAATTAAATAGTTCATGAAATCTTTTACACGAGACGCTTGTTGTTCTGTTTGTGGATTTTTTACACCGATAACCTGTGTTCTAACTGGTCCATCTGCTGGTAATAATTCTTTGTAAGCCTGTGCTTGAAACTGTGTGACTGCCTCTGCAAGAACTGGGTGTGTTGCACCAGACGCTCCTTGGAATGGTTCTGTTCTGTTTTCGTATTTAAATCCTAGTAAGTCAAGCCCCTCTGTGTATCCTCTCTCCCAATCTTTTCTAGAAGATTTATAATCCATGTAGTTTTGCACCATTTCGTTACCGATAGGTTCTAAAACATCATCTGGTAAAATATCTGCTAGGTTATCAAAGTGTGATTCTGTTCCCGGTATATTTATAGCTCCCGGTTCAAAGTCTAAAGTTGCACCACCGTCTTCTTCAGGTATTACCTCTACTGGTGGTTTATCTACTATCTCTTCCTCAATACCAATCTCTTTAGCTACTTCTTCCTCTGATGGAATTTTAACTTCAGTTCTAGTATTAGGGAGCCCTTTGTCTATTTCTGCCATTTATACTCCTATAGTTTCTTAACACGTTTCATTAGACCTTGCAACCCTTGTGAGTTAGGGCCAGATGATGGTGGGGGTCCTGAATCTACACCAGCTAGTTTAGCTATACCGCCGCCTGCTAATGGCTGACCAAAAAAAGTGCCTTGTGTGCCGAATACTTGCTCTCTTCCAAATTGATTAGCAGCGTCCATTAAAGGCATTTCTTTTAATTGATCTCTATAAGCTAATACATCTTTTGCAGACACATCTCGACCCTGTGCTCTGAGCGCTTGTGCTAAATCTATTGCGTCTGAAGTTTTAAATTGCATAATATTTGTTCGTAATCTTGGAAGCATATTTAAATTTAAATCCATTTGTGTTTTTTCTGGAGATGTTACATCACTTAAAAATGGGTCGTCTTGAACTCCCTCTATGTTTCTTGCAAATAGTTGTAATTTTGCAAGTGGTGATTTGGCTTTAGATATATCATAAGATTCTTCTAATGCTTTTTCTCCTGCGATAGTTTCTGCCTCTGAAACCATAAATTTATTTTGTAAATCATTTTTTGCTTGATTAAGTCTTGTATCTATGTTTTTAACGTCTTGACTTAAATCACCAATATAATCAAACTCACCAACATCGGATAAATTTTCAAGATTTTGTTTTTGTGATTCTAAACTGTCTATCTTTGCTATTTGATTTCTATAATCTAATACTTTACCCACGTTCGTTGCAGCTGCGTTTCCAAGTGTTCTTTGTGCTTTTAAAACATCCGCATCTCTCGTCTGATCATCTGGTATGAAAAAATCAGCTGCTCGTAAACCGGCTTCTTTAAATGTATCACCAAAACCCACTCTAACTAAACTGTCTGCACCAACATACAAAGCCTCTGGCACAATACCAAACTTTAAAAGATTTTTTCCTATCACAGCAGAACTTTTAATAGTGTTTAAAAGTTTAGTGTAGTTTCTAGCCTCTGCAGGAGTTGCATTTTTAAAACCAGAATTAATTCTATTTGTTGCTCTATTATAACAGTCAACAACACTTGGAGTTCCATCTTGCAAACCAACTCTACCACCTTGATATCCTCCTAATCTACCGCAATTACCACCACCTAATGTTGCTACCAAGTTTCTAATATTTTTAGCATCTTTAGATCTAAATAATTTAAGTTGATCTCTAGCTTCAGGTAAATTTTTAAAACCTTTTTGAAATTCTGGAGACATTGTTAGATCTATATTTTTTATTAATTCTTGCCTTGCAACGTTAGGATCAGCATATCTACTTAAATCATATTTTACTGCGTTGTCCGAATATGCAAGTCTACCTTTATTTATATCAAAATTAAAATCAGCATAGTTATTTGTTTTAGCATTAAAGTCATCAATAAATTTTTGCACTTGTGCACCAGAAACTTTTCCTTGTTCATATTGTTTCATTAATTTAATTAATGGTAAATCAAAAGCATCTCTTTTAAACAAGTTAAAAGCTTTAGTTGTAAACTGACCTTTTAGTAAATAATTTCTAGGCAAATATTTATAATCTTTTCCAAACTGTTTTGCTAATGTGTGTTCAAAGTTTACTCCACCAAAGATCTGATTAAATTTTACATCCCCTAATTGATTATTTATTTTTTTTATATCTGCTATAAGATTTTTTTCGCCTTCTAAAAAATTATCTAACTGACCTCTTATTTTTGTAGCTGTCGTTGGACTAATTTTAAAACCTTTTGCAAAAGATGGGTTTTTTAAATTTTCTATAATTCTTGATATTGACATTATTGGTTTTCTTACATTTTGAAAAGAATTTACATGTTCTGGTTTCACGTTAGCAGCATTTAACAAACTATTTCTTGTAATTCCAGATCCCACTCCAAACTTAACAAAATCAAAGTCTTTTAATAATTTACCTTTGTTTAATCTTTCAACAATACCTTCTGGTCCCAACTCAGAATAAACACTTACATCTTTATATATGTTATTAAATAATGTTTTAAATTCTTTTTTTATTTCAGGATTATTTTGAATTATAGAAGCTTTAAATAGTTCTTCTTGATTAAATGCTTTTCCGTCTTTAAATGTAAGTGTAAATAAATCTTGTTGAGTTCTTCCTGTATTTATTAAATTATCAATCTGTGTAAGAGCTTTTTTACCAGGGGTGTTAAAAAGAACATCTTTTTTAGATCCTATCTTATGTTTAAAATGTTTTTCATAAGCTTTAATAAAAGTTTCGGGATTATCATAATTTTTACCATTGTTAGCTATCCACTGTAGTCTTTCGCCAACAGGTGAAGATTGATATTTTAATTTTGAAGTTTCTACCTTTTTAGCTGCTACTCTAGCATCCTTCATAGGAGAAACAAAATCTTCTCCTACAGGTCTTAATACTCCAGGTTGTCCTTTTCCCGCACCTATATTTTTTCCTTGTGCTCTTAAAGTGGCTCTTTTGCCAATTGTTTGTTTTAATTTACGATCATCAGGTAGAGAATCATATGTTTTGTATCTACCATCAGTATATAGTGCAGTTTCTTCGTCTAATTGTTTTAGTCTCTTTTTATTTTTAACTCGTCTACCATCATCATCAGCATACCCCTGCCTCGTGCCACCAAAACCTGGTTGTACTAACATACCACCACCTGCTTTTGCATTTTTAAATCTTTCTTGAGCTTCTCTAAACATATCTCTAGTTAAAGTTTTTTCAGGTATCTGTGCTTCACTTGCACGAAATACTTCTGGAAGATCTGGCTTTTTTTGTTTAGCACGAACCAGATGTTTCATCAGCTGTCCAAATTTAATAGGGTTCATTATTCTCCTAACATGCCAGCGATACCACCTGATGCAAAGTCAGGTGAAAAATCATCGTCAGTATAATCACCTTGTCTTCTAACTACTGCATCTAATTGTGCTTGTGAATCTTCTGATATAGCTGCGGCCTTATCTTTTCTTCTTTTGTTTTGCATCATTTCTTTGATTGTAGGTTTTTTACCTGTTGCATATTCTTTTAGTTTTGAAACATCAGAATCTAAATCTCTAATACTTGTACCACCCACTTCATCTATATCTATTTCATAATCTTCTGGACCTGATGCTCTTCCAACTGGACCTGATTCTGCTGTAGTAAATTCTGCTCTTGGATCTGGTGTTGCTTCATCAGGTAATGGTCTTTTGTATTCCATCTGCACTGGATCACCAAATACGTTTTCTGAACTTTCATACTCAACTCTTACAGCGCCTTGGTCAGTGTCTTCTGTAACTCGAACCACGGAACCATCATCAAGAGTTTTTTGGTGAATAGTTTGTCTTTCACCTGTTGCAAATTTTTTTGTAACATCATCACCTTCAACAATAACTTTGTTAACTAGTGAATCAAACCACTCTGGTTTACCAGCAACAGGAGCTGTTTTAATTACTGGAACTTTAGAAACTGTTTTACCGATCTTAACTGGTTTTAAAATTTTACCAACGATAGGTATAGATGCAAGACCACCTAAAATTTTTAAGAAAGTTCTTCTAGTCATGCCACCTTCTTTTCTATTTACCCTCTTATCTTTTCCACCTCCAAATTCTTTTCTAAATCTAAACCCAAAATCTTTAGCACCTGTGCTAAAATCTTTCTTTGCACCAAAGTCTAACTCACCACCTAATAAATTTAACAATCCACCTATACCTGCTTTATTTACACTTGGTATAGCGATCCCTAGTGATCCTTTTTTTGTTAATGGAATTTGAGCTCCTTCTACCCGTATTAATCTTCTAATAATTTCTCTCGCAGCCTCTTTTGGATCGTCTGTTTCAAAAGCAGGTCCCGTAGGTCCTGGTCTTTCTCGATCAAAATCATATTTTATACTTGGTGCTCCTGGGCCTGGAGCTCCACCGTTATCAAACCCTGCACGGCCACCTTGTGCAAAGTCTTCTGTCATTTTTGTAAGTGCTTGAAATGCTTCGTCGTAAATATCTAATCTTTGTTTTGAATCCATGTCATAGTAATCCAAACCTCGTTTGTTTGCTATTTCTTCTGCAACAATTTCTGCGTTGTATTTATTATCTCCTTTGACAAATCCTGGTGATACGTTGTCGATTGCATCTTGAATTAGTTTTTTATTTCTCATTCTTTGAGCAGATTGTTTATTTTCTTTGCCTAATCTCTCTGCAATCTCTGCCTCTGTTTCTTTAACTGCTTTGCCACCCATAATTCTAGAACCTTTTGGTATTTCTTGACCTTCCATGTCAAATACTTTTGCAGATTTTGTAGATGTAATTCCTTGTTGAACTGGTGGTCTACTTTCTATCATTTTGATAGCATTTTCAACTTGGTTGGCATTTTTTAATGCAGTTGGATCAATACCACCTTGCATTAGACGTTGTGCTAAAACTTGAACATTCATGTCAACGAGTTCTTGATTAGGTAAAGTTCTCATTACACCTGTAGGTGCATCTTTAAAAAACTCTCGTATTACAAATTGTTGAAGTGCTCTTAATCTAGATATTGCCATTAATAATAATTCCTTTTAATTTTTTCGACTTTGTCGTCGATGTAGTCTTCAGGGTGTCCGACCAGACCGCCCTGTCTGAATCGCATGATCGCTTGAGTTGTGCTATCAACCAAGTCGTCATGATCACCGTAAGGAAACGCAGCGCATTCTTCAATGACTTCTTCTGCAAATTTCTGCTCAGGTGCCCATATCATACCAGATTCAAATAAAGGTGCAACAGCATTCACACGGGCATGCTTGTCGTTTCCTTTAGATGGACTGAAGTTTACAACGGGTATATCCATCTTCCTCAACTCGTATGTAAGAGGTAGACCTGATGCTTTTGCCTCTACAATCACAGTTTCTGGATTCCAGTATTTATATTGTTCAAGGGCCAATCTCCTTAGTTCAGGGAACTCGTATCTACCTTTGATGGCATCGAGCAGTATGAGATTAGCCCCCTCATCCTCACTAGGATAGAATATACCCCATGTGGTGATAGCTGAATAGTCTGCTGATTCTTTTTTCAAAAAAGCTGTATCGTATGATTGTATGACGTGATGTAGTTGTGGAATCTCTTCATCAGTATAAGTTCTCCACCATTCTCGTTTTAATATAGCACCTTCCTCACTAGTTGGTTGCTGCATCCACTGTGCGTTCCATTTGGCAACGGGTAGTGTTGCCTTTACCTTTTCTAATTCATCTTGCTTCCAATATTCAGGCCACACTGGTCCGTGGTCCAAGAGCGCTGGAAATTCGACCACGTGCCATTGATCAGCTTTTACTTCTGTTTGGTTTTTGACCAACATCCCTGTTAAATCTTTTGTAGACCATCTAGTCATAACTAAAACTATTTTACCACCAGGTTGTAAACGTTGTCGTGGACCTGATGTATACCACTCGTATGCTGATTCTAATGCTTTGCCTGACATTGCATCTTGTTCCGAGTGCGGATCATCTATGATTAATAGATCTGCACCACGTCCTGTGATGGCACCACCTACACCAGCTGCGAAGTATTCACCACCTTGTGATGTCTCCCAACGTCCTGCTGCCTTTGAATCTTCTTGTAGGGTTGTTTTAAAAATTTTACCGTAGTCTTCTCTATCGATTAAGTTTTTTGCTTTACGACCAAATCTTATTGCGAGCTCTGCCGTGTGTGTTGCTTGTATGATTTTTAACTTTGGCTCACGGCCCACCATCCATGCTGGTAGCAAGTATGATGCAAATTCTGATTTGGTATGTCTTGGAGGCATATTAATAATCAGGCGGTTTATTTCACCCGACGCCAATTTATTAAATTTATCTGCGATGTGTCTGTGGTGGGACCCCTCTACAAAATCAGGCCATACACACTTTACAAAAGACAGAAAGTCGTTTT